TCCGTCTAAACTACTTCACATCGTATGCGGGACGGAACACGTCCGATCCGCGCAACAGGTCCATGCCCCTTGTTAAATACCAGTTCTTGAATTCGGAAGTGGCCCCTTCGCCGAAACCGCGAACGATATCAGGCTTCGCGGCGATCTTGTTCAGCCATGCCGTGTCCTCTTCCGACAGGGTGTCCTGTCCGAGCACCTGATTTGCGTAGGCCGTACGTGCGCGATCCCGTGCCTCCTCGGCATGCTCCTCGCGCATCTGCTTCACTATTGTAGGCACATCGCTGTCCGTGTACTGGGAAATGCCTGCGGTGAGCCAACCAAGGAACTGGTTGGCGTCAGTCTGCCTCCCGAGCTTGTTGGTTGCCCATGAGCCCAGGATGTCCTTGGCCATCGCCTTGGCATTACCTATAAGTGCCTGCTTCGCGGCCTCGTCTGCCACCTGCTTGGCCACTATCGATGCGGCCTCGGTGTCCGCTGCCTTGCGTGCAGTGGCATGTGCCTCGTCTAACATATCGTAGAAGAACCGCGACTCGGAGCCGAGCATACGGTTAGGCCCTATCATTTTGTCGGCTATTTTGCCGGCTTTATCATATAGATCGTCCTCGTCTATTCCAGCCACCTTCTTCGCATATAGGTCGTCGGCCAGTGCCTTCACTGCCGCGTCATCCTGCTTCACTATGCCTTCCAGTACCGGGGCGCTCTTGCCGACCCCGGCCACCCTGCCGGCCCTGTTCACGCGCCTGTTCAAGATCCACGGGGCTATAAGGTTCGTACCGGCGTACAGCCCTACATCCAGTGGGTTGAAATCTGCCCTTTCCGGGTTGGAGAACTCGTCATACGAGTAGGCATCAAGTCCTTCCATGACTATCGGGACAGTGGCCACCTCTCCGGCCAGGCCGAGTATGTTCTTAGCCATGTTCCCTGCACGTAATCCCTTCAGTGCCGTACCCAACGGCAACGCCATCAGGCCGTTCTCCACCACGTCCAGCGTGTAGTCCGTAGGGGAAGGCTCGCGACCGGCACTTATCGACTCGGCCACGCGTGGCGTGAGTATCTTCGTGGCCAACTTGGGGTCGCGTCCCTTCAGGTCCTTCTCGCGTTCCTTAAGGTTGTAGACGACCGCGGCCAGGTTGTCTGCACCGGCCTCGCCGAAGTCCTTGTCCATGCGCACTACGTTGCGCACGCGGTTCGGGTTTTCGTCGTACAGTCCAATAAGCTTCTGTTCCGGCGTGTCGTAGCGACCCTTGTCGAAAGCCTTGTCGAACGGCTGGTTCAATGCCTTCAGTATCTCGGTGGCGGTAAGCTTCCTGGTCTTGCCGAAATCGCGGGAGAACTGCTTCTCTAAGTCGAGGGCCTCGTCACTGGACATCTTTTTAAGAGACTTCTTCACCTTGTCCATGTTCCAGAGCGACTTGAGCACGGCATCCTCGATTCCGGCATCGGTCTTCTCGTACCTCTTGGCATTTAATTTTGCCATATCGACATCGTTCTTGGTCAAGCCGAGTTTCTCGCGGAGCTTCTCGTCCTCGAGCAATGCCTTGAGTGTCAGTTGTGACTTATTTTCAGCCGACTTCTTTTCAGCCATGTTAACGCTCCTTCAGCCAGACGTCCTTCTTCTTCTTCTTCAACTTGACGAGCTCACCGTCCTTGTTTATCCTGCCGCCGAGCGACTTGATAAGGGTGGCAATTTTCGGGTTGTTGTCCAAAACCGAGTATGTATCGAACAGGCTGTCCAGGATGGCATTCTGCCTGTCAATGTCCTCCACGTACTTCCGGTACGCAGTCTCGTTCCTCTTCTTCGCCTCGTCGACCAGCTTGGCCACCTCGGAACCGTTCACGTTCGGGTTGGCCTTGCGCAGTGCTTCCGCCTTGGCATCGATCTCCGCGTCAGTCATGGTGCCGCCGTCATAGCCGAGCTCGCTCTTGAAGCTCCACAGGTTTTCCTGGGTGGCTTTCGGGGTCTCGGTCTTCGCGCCGTAGTTCCTTCTGGAGAGCGACGGGTTCTTGGCGAGCATGTCGTCCAGCTGTGCACGCTGGTTCTCCGCCAGGAGCTTCATCTTGTCGGCCTGTGCCGGGTCGACATTGGCGCCGGCCATCTGTGCCTCGGTTGCCTGCAGCGCCTCGAGAGCCCGGTCGAACCTCTCCTGTGTGGGCTTGCCGGCCTCGTCCTTCTGCGCCTCCGCCATTGCCCGCGTGTCGCGCTGGCCGCGAAGGAACTTGTACATGGCTCCATCGTCACCGGCGCGCAGCATCTGCGCACCGAGCGCGTTGTCGGCCTCCTCCGAGTCGTACTTCTTCACGAGCTGGGCACGTTCGGCCTTCAGCTCCTCGATTCTTGCCTTGATGGCGTCGATGCCGCCTAGCCTCTTCTCGTTCGGCTCCACCGGCCTCCAGTTGAAATCTGCCATAGATTACTCCTTAAATCCTGTGTGACTTTCCCCACCAGCCACGGAGCGCGTCATCGATGCTCGGACTGTTCACTAGCATGCTCGCCTCGACGGAAGTGTCGTGCGGGTTCGCGCCTCCACGGTAGGTGTACCACTTTCCCTTGCCGCCGAACTGCACGGCGATCCTGTTGCCCGGCATGAGCCTTACACCGCTCACGCCTGACGAGCTGATACCGAGGTGACGGCGCGGACGCGTGTCCTCCGTCCAGAACTGCTTCAGCCTGTCGGCCTCTATCCTTCCCATGCGTATGGCGATGGCGCGTTCAGCCGGTGACTGGCCGGGACGCAGATACTTGTTCAGGGCCGCGTTCCTCTCCTCGATCGACTGCATGCGGGACGCATCCGTGTCGCCCGACTTGGAGGCATTGTGGGGAATGCCCATCGTCACCTCGTAGTCGAACGGCTGTACACGGTCCGGGTAGTCCCTGACCGTTTCCGGGTGCTGTCCGAGTGCTCCGAGCAATGCGAGGGCGGGTATCATGTATTACCTCCAGCGGTACTTGCGCTGCGCATCCAATGCTGCCATGGCATTCTGCCGTGCCCTGTTTTCCTCGACCATTGCCTGCTGGTTCGCCTCGTCACGTTCCGCCTGTTCCTTGGCCCTCGCGTCCTCGATAGACTTGAGCTGGCCCTCGAGCTCGGCAATCTCCTTGTCGATCTCGGCGATGCGGGCCTGGGCCTTGGCCTTGCCCTCCATCATGTCCGCCGCCTTCTGGCGTTCGTTCCAGCGATAGAAGGAGCCGATGCCCTTTCCCAACGACTCGATCTGGTCACCGGAAATGGGCGCCTTCGGCGCGGTAATGTCGCGCACGTTCGGTCTCTGAAAGTTTACTGTCAATCCCATGTTAAACCCCGTAGATTCCGCCGAGTATCTTCCCGCCGGCGTTCAGGATGCTACCTATGCCGCCTTCCCTCTGCATGCCGAGATTCGTGCTGGCCTGTCCGAGGTCGGCCAGTGTAGACAACGTTGCATTGTTCTGGCTGGCCATGTTGCCGTAGTAGTCGCCCATCGCGTTGCCGTAAGCAGTCTTCTGCTGGCCGAGCGTGTTGGTGAGGCCCTGCATGGCGTTGAGGCGGTTGTACTTCGAGGACTGTCCGGCCTGCCATTCATTCAACTGCTGCTGGCGGTCTGCCATCATGCGGTCGTAGGCGTTCTTCCATTCGTCGCTGGCCAGTGCCTGTTGCTTCGCGGCCATCCGATTCTGGAAGTCGCTGGACCAGCGGGAACCACCGCCTGCCGCACTCGCGTTGAGCGCGGCCATCGCCTGCGACACGCGCTGTTCGCGTGCCGGGTCGAGGAAGGAATTCACGTCCTGGTTGTACGAGAACGAGTCTGCCGGCTGGGCAAGCTCACCGGAGAGCCGTGCTACCATCTGGTTGTAAGAGTCGACGTCATTACCGTAAAGGTTCTGTGCCAAGTCCCTGTACTGTCCGAACAGCGCCTGGTTCTGTGCGCCGGTGTCCTTGGCCTGCGCCATCAAATCCGCAAGCTGGCGCTGTCCGGCTTCGACCTGGCGTCCGTTGCTGAGGCCGATGGCATCGGTCACAGACGTGACCGCGTCACCCACACCTCGTATTGCGTCCATTGGAGTCCACATATATCATCATCTCCTAAAAACAAAGTATCCGGACGAACTTAGCGCCCTCGCTGTTAATAACTACAGTGCCCTTCCTTGCAGGGCCGACGAGCTTCTTGCTCCACTCGCTCCCGTCATACACGTCGGCTATGCACTGCCTCGTGAGTTCCATGGGCAACGGGCCACCCTTCCCTTCCATGAGAGTGAAGTAAGGGCAGTGCACGACGTGCCATCCGCCCAGCTCCTCCTTGATCCACGCGCCCTTCAGGACTTCGTCCACCTGCTCGAGCGGCGTGTTCTGTGCTACTGTGCCGTTCATTAGATCTGCGCCCCCGTCTTGCCCGCGCGTATCGCGCAGTTGGTCATGACGAAGTCCATCGGCTCCGAGAAGGTGACCTTGAGTACGCACAGCCTGTTGCGTCCGAGGTTGTGCCAGCGCACGCGGTGGGAGTAGTTTCCCTTCACGCCGAAGCTGGTGCTCCTGACGTTGCCGAAAGTGACACCGCCGTCACGCGAGACCTCCAGCAGTACCTCAGCCTTGTTCCGGTCCTGGTATTCAGCCGCGTATCCCACGTTGCACTCGAGTGCCAGCTCCTCGATAACGAAGGGCCTGAGCTCGCTCGTGAACGCCGGTCCCTGCCTGTGGCGAACCATCACCATGCTCTTCCCGGTCGGGTAATCCTCGTACCAGTAGTCGTCATAGGTCGAACAGAAGAGGCCGTCCTCCGTCATCGCGTAGAAATGGCTACGGAAGTTGGCTATACCGCTGACTCTCCAGCGCCCTTCCTTGACGCTGTCCTGGATGTGGCAACGGCGCTCGTGCCACTCCTGGCACGCCGCGTCGTAGCACCATGTCTGCCCTATGTCGGGAAGCTGGAGCACGTAGAACTGGTGGTCGTTGATGCCATAACCGAACCCGTACGAGCCGCTAGTGTTCTCGAGTATCAGTTCGTCCAGCCAATCCTCGGACACCCGTTCGAAAGACGTGCCGGTCACGCTCATTATGCATTTTCCATATGAACGGCCGGTACTGACAAAGTAAATAGTGCGTCCCACGCAGACTAGCGAGTCCGGAGCCTCCAGGCCGAACTCCCCCACTGCCGAGAAGTACTGGCGCGACCATGTCGCGTATTCCTCGCCGGCGTATGTGTAGATCTCCACCGACTTCGGGCCGAACATGTAGAGAACGTTGCCTATGGCCATGAGGCCGTTGATGGAGTCCGAGTTGGACTCCGTATTCATGAACTGCTGGACGCCGTAGTCGTCAAGGAAGCAGTACTGCCACGCGTCGACTGTCTTCTTCTTGACCGTGACGCCGTCGCTCTCGTACTGGACGGAGCCATCCGGGCCGAGGTCGTACACCTCGCGGGTGTCGGCTGAAAGCGGATACGGTACGGAATAGTACGCATATCCCGAGTCCTCGTCGTTGACCACGACGACACCGTTGACCACGACCACGTGTGTCGGTCTGACCGTGTGGCCGTCACCTTCCACCGCGTTCGGCATCTGCACCTGCTTGACGGTACCTTCTTCGAGGAAGTACGCGTACAGGGCAGAGGCGTCGCATACCAGCAGGATTGCACGCGGGCCACCGCATTCCGCGAAGCTCACGCGCCGTCCGTTAGCTGCCAGGTCGAGTATCTTGGTGAAGCTTCCGTCAGGGAGGAGACGGTACAGTGCGTTTCCGAACGCGGCGAACAGGTCCTCCGTGGAACCCTCGCTCTTCAACCCGCGCGTGGACACCCAGGTGCCACGGCACTTTCCGCCGATATCGGCCAGCTTGCGGATGCCCGGAAGCGACTCCATGAACTTCTGCTTGCCGTTCTGCGAACGGTACATGTTGCACGACCACTCGGCCCCGCATGTCGCAGGATATTTACCCTTGTTCGTACCGCCTATCAGGAATTCCGCAACTGTCGAGGTAGCCATGTCGACTCCTTATTCGAGGTTTCCGCCGCCCAGGTCGTAGCCCACGCTCCACGTGTCATATCCGGAGGCGAATCCGCCGTTTGCCATCGCCCTGTTGTTAAGGGTCTGGCGGTCTATCAGGGAGAGGGACGAGTTCATCTCGTCGAGGCAGTGTTGCTTGTAGTCGTCCAGGTGGTACTTACCGCACAGCATCACGCACAAGGTCCAGAACAGGGCGTCGTGGTAGATCTCGCTCACGTAGACGTAGCTGTAGAGATCCTGCACGGAAAGGCGGTGCGTGTAGTATATGCGGAAGGGGCAGTTGCCCGACCCGTTCAGCTCCACCTTGCCCACCAGGCGGTGTGCCCCGCTCGGGGCCAACTCGTCATAGGTCGAGTACGAGTAGAACGAGGGCAAGCCGCCGGATATGTGCTGGTCGAGGAACTGCGGGTCGCAGTTCTTCAGCGGTAGGTAGCGAATGCCCAGCTTGCGCGATACCCCCTCGACATACTCCGGAGGTTCCTGGTCTACCGTGTGGCCGTCGTTAGCCTCTCCCGCCTCGAGCTTGCGGAAATAGACGAAGCGTGCCGAAGACACGTCCGCCTTGTCCACCGACGAAGCGAAGTAGGAATCCGAGTTTAGCTTTGATATTGCCCTGTTGAGGAGAGCCACTGCGGAATCGGCGAGATCGCCCTGTGCCGACTCGTCGTCGCCTATGAGCGAGACTTCCTTGAGCGCCTGGTTTACAAGTTCGTTGACTGAGATCATGAGGTACCTCACAAATAACTACAGGGCACAAAAAGGGGAGCCCCTGCAGAGGCTCCCTTGAAGGTTCATTTGTCCGATCAACCTAAATGAACTAGAGTTCGATATAGGTCGTACAGGCGAGACGGGGCTCGAACAGGTCGGTGATGAAGGGGCAGTCGATTCGGAGAAGTTCCGTACCGGCCTTGCCGTTGCCGAATCCCATCGTCTTCAGAGTGATCGCACCGTCGACACCCACAGTATCCATCTTGCCGGACGGGAGGTCGCCGAACTTGTACGCGTCGAAGCAGAGGGAATCGTCGATACGGCAGATACCCACCTGGTAGCTCTTGCCGGCGGTGAGGCCAGCCGAGAAGGTCTGTGTGGTGGAGCCGAACGCAGAAGCGATCCAGGCGTTCGGGTTGTTGGCGCCCTTGCCGGAGACGGTGATGCGCACTTCCGGGATGTGGCCCTGGGCGTCGAGCACCTTGACTTCGAGATCCTGATCCGTTTCCATTCCGGACGGGTCGACAATCTTCAGGCCGCTGATCTTGTAGATAGCGCCCGGTTCGAAAGTGGCACCGGAACCGGAAGTGGTGAGCTGGTCGAACGGTTCATAACCGATCACGTTGGACTGGCTGTCGGTGATGGCAGTCAGGGTCACGGTCGGAGCCGTATCCATGTTGGCGGACATCTTGATGACCGGGAGCAACGGACAGCCGACCTGAGCCGCAGTGGCAAACTGGCCGAAGTAGAGGTCAACCCAGAGGTCCTTCATCTTGGATTCGACATACCAGTGGCCCTTGAGGTCGTTGGAAATGTCACCATAGACGGTAGGCTTCTGGAATTCGATCTTCTTGCCCACCAGGGACAGTTCGTCGAGCTTGGTAGCGGCTTCGGAGAGGAGATCGAGGCCCACAGTGCCGGTCTTGACGACGGACTGGAATGACTTGAACACGGTCTTGTCGATGGAACGCTTGTCGATTTCACGAGCCAGCTTCATGGCGCGGGGCTTGAGGATCTCCTTGCCCTTGTCCTCGATATCGTTGAGCTCTTCCCAGAGGTCAGTCTCGACGGCGGTACCGCGCATTTCCATCGTGGTGGAAACTTCGCGTTCCACGACCGGTGCGATGTCGTCATCGGTAAGGGACAGGTGGTCGTAAACACGGCCCGGATCCGGGAGATACACGTGCACAGTCTGCCCGTACTTTTTTCCCTTCAGTTCGGACTGGGGGAAGTATTCCTTGGAAGCCTGGGAATACACCAGGTTGGCCTTGACAGCCGTAGCAAGCATTTCGAGCTTGCGTCTATTCGAAAAAGTGTTAGCCATAGTTAAAAACTCCTTGTTGTTGGCTAGGTTTATGTTACTTTGTTTGTAGTACGCCTAGTCGTACAGGGTTTTACTAGGGACAGGTTCGCGGGAGGACGCGTAGTACACTCCATAGATTAACTACAGACAAAAAAGAGGGGGTACTCGCAATGTGAGTACCCCATCCCGGCATGCAAATAATCAGATTTTAGCACACTCCCAGCTTCCTCAGCCAGTCCCTTCTCGCGATAGGATCGTCCAGGTTAGTGGCCCCGTGCGTGCTCGACCCCTGTCCGCCGGGCTTGCCCAGCTTGAACGTCTTCTTCTCGGGCTCCGGTTCCTGGGTAGGTTCTGCGGTGCGTCCCTCGGCAAGAACCCTGGCCTCGATCTGCTTCAACGTGTAGTACTGGTCCATCTGGGTCTGTCCCTCGCTCACGAACACGGCCTTGAAGTCGTCGGGATGATTCAGCAGGTGGCTCATCACCTTCGGGCCCATGCGGTTGCCGAGCAAGTAGTCGGATGCCACCGGGTTCGCGTCCAGGACGTCGCCGAATCCGTGCTGGACTGCATACTGCACCTGTGCCTCGAACCGCTTCTCTCCATCCGCGTCGAACGAGTCGTGCGTGTTCTTGCGGAAGGTGTCCTGGCGCTTCCTTATCTCGGCCTGCGCTTCCTCGGCCCTGGTACGTTCCTCGGCCTCCCTGTCGGCCTGTTCCTTCGCCGCCTTCTCGCGCTCGGCACGGTCGTTCTCGATCTGTTCTTTGGCCAACGCACGCATGTAGTCGTCGTCGAACTTGAACTGGTCGCGGGACAGCGGGACCTTCTTGGGCGCCGTGCGTTCCTCGACCGCCTTCAGCCGGTCCTCGTATGACTTCCTGAGCTCGTCCATCTCCGACTGGTGCTTCTGTTGCATCTTCTCGATGCGCTTGCGGAACCCGTGCGACATCTTCTCGGTCTCGGTGTACACCTCGGACTTCTTCCAGTCGTCATCGGCAGGAGGCTGGACTTCCGGTGCAGGTCCGTCCTCCTTCTTGGGTTCCTCTTCATTGTCATTGTCGATTGCGTTGCCGTCTAATGCCGGCTTTTCCTCCGAGAGCGGGGTCTCGACCACCTCGGTCTCTTCTTCGGTCTCTATCTTCTCGTCAGCCATAGGGCCTCCTTACTTTGTTATGAAAATCCTGTTCTCGCGCAATGTCGCCATGTTGTCGCTCTCCGGAACAGCATTGAAGTCCGTCTCGGGGACGCACCGCCTTGCCCTGCGCACGTGCGTGTCCATGAGGTTCCTCGCGTTGTTCTGGACGGCCTTGATGAGGTATGCTACCATGGCGTGGGCCGTGTCGGTACGCGCCTTCTCCAGCGCCGTCAGCGCCTTCAGCATAGACTCTGAACGGCAGTCCTCGCTCCGGTAGTACGAGACGGCGAACGGGGTCTCGGCCTCGTCGCACAGCTTCGCGATGGCTATGTCCACCGTGGCCTGCACGAGCTCTCCGCGCGCACGCTCCGTGGAGTCCGACTCCATTCCGCGTCGGAACAGCCTCTCGCACATAGCGAGGACTTCGCACTCCTCGTATGGGTTCCGCTCTCTGCTACTCATCGGCCATTATCTCCTCGAGGGCTTCCCGGTACTCGGCGTCGTAACTGGCGTCCTGCTTGATGTAAACTAGTTCATCGGGTTGGCTGTAGACGGCAAGGGCCAGCGCGTCCGTCACGTCCGGGCTCCGGCCAAGCCTTATGCGCACGTCGCTCTTTGGCTCGATTATTAGCTTGTTCGTATTCGTCATCTGCATCCAGTGTATGTTGGTCATCTCCCTCTTGACCTCGGACAGCATGCAGTTTTCCGGGATGTACAGGCCATCCTTGATCTTCTTGGCCAGCCTGAAGAGGAGCTCGGCACGGATGTTCGCGTACTGCTCCTTGTGCTCTGCGGCGCCACCGAAAGGAATCTGTGTGCAGGGGATCTCGTACTTGAGCTGGTCATACACGCTCTCGCTCCACGCGAGGTCTATGTTCAGACCGGCTATGCGTGCATCCTTGTTGAATTTCTTGATGTACAAGGCCACCTCGGAGCTGTCGGCCTTCCCGAACTCATGTATGTCCAACACGCGCAGGCCCTGCACTGCGGCGAATACGTGCTTGTCTCGGTCACCGCTGTGTGCCATGTCCAGACCGGCCCATACCTTATCCGTGTTGTTGGTAAACACCACGCGGTCGCTGAAGTCGGAGAGCGAGCACATAGATGTGCTGTTGTCGCCCAGCAAGATCTCGCCCTCGACTTCCTGCAGTCGCAGCTTGTCGTCGAATATGGACTTCGCCATGAGATCACGCTGTTCGTCACTGATGAAGTAGTTCTCTGTCATCTTGGCTCGGAGTAGGCGGATGCCGTTCTTCTCGTGCTCCAGCACCATGAGCTGCCACGGACTCGACATGTTGGGCGTGGACACCATGCGGATCATCGGATGGATCATTTCGCCACGGAGGTTCTTGCCACGCATGATGGGTGCGATAGCGGCAAGCATTTCGGGCGAGCTCAGCATAAATTCATCGAGGGTGACGAGACTCACCTCGGTTGCACCACGGACTGCATCGGGATTGCCGTATGTGCCCAGGTAAAACTTGGCCTCTCCCCATGGAGTCTTGAGTGTACCCGTGTAGGTCGATCCGTTCCACGTCCAGTTGTCCAGTTGCTTCAGCTCGCGCAGGAAGTGATAGAAGTGTATCTTCGGGCCCTTTGCCCATGCCTCGAGGTTCTGTACGAAGTAAACGACATTGTTCCCGTTCATCATGGTGAGCAGAGAGTGCAGAGTGGCAACGAAGCTCTTTCCACACGAACGCGAGCTCACGATGGCCACCATCTTCTCGGTGGCCTGCATATACTCCTTCTGCACGCGCAGTAGCGGGATCTGTATGTCGTTACTGGACTGTTCCATCCTCGGGGGCCTTCTGCTCCGCTTCTTTCGCCTCGGTGAACACTACCTTCACCGGCTGGGACGGATCCTGCGCGTTGCCCTGGAAGTTGACCTGCACGGCGCTGTTGGGCGTCTGGTCCCTGTAGAGGGCGCCGATGATCCTGCAACAGCGCTCCACCAGGTCCACGAGCTCGATGTCCTTGCTATCTATGGCGTCGCGGAAGATGTTGTGCAGCCCGGCATCGGCTGCGGCCTTGACGAGCTCCACCTGGAGCATCTGCTTGACCGCCTTGGCCGTGTTGAGGCGCACGGCCCACTCCTCGTTGCTCAGCTTGAGCAAGTCGGCGTACTTGCACCGTGTCGCGGCAAAGTTCGGGTTGCGCAGACCGCCACGGCCTTCACGCTTGGCCGCTATGGAGTTGGCCTGCCGCTTCTGGCCGCGTGTCTTTCCGTTAGGTTTTGTCATCAAGCTTGTCCTCTATGCGCCACAGCTCCCGGATGACAACCATGAGGAAGTCCTGGACGCTGTTGTTGCGGTTCATGCCTTCGGGTAGCCTGTGCTTCGGTTCTTCGACAGGTGCCGGTCTGTCGGGATCCCTGCGGTATTCGACGACCTTGGCCTCCATGTCGGCCTTCCGGAACGCCTCCACGACTTCCGGGTCCTTGAGCGCCTCCCCGTCAGCCACGTATTCGCCCGTGAGCGGATTTGCATACTTCTTTGGCTTTGATCTAGTCTTCGATGAGCTCATCGCATCGCCTCACTATCACTTTCGGTGTCAACTCGATTGTTACGGCATGCAGCCATCCACGGTCTTCCGGGTGCTTGCTCAGGTGCTTCTCGATCTTGTTAGTGACATCGTTGAGCAGCATGTCGTGGGTATGATTTACAAGACACTTGGAGGTGACGGAGCACTGGTAATCGAGTTCAGCCGAGTCCCCAAGCGTGGTCATAAGTTTCGTATAGACTATCGGTGCCTGTTTTGCCATACCATTACCTCTACGTTTATCAAACTACTACATTTTCAAGCATCTTTGGTGTCTTCGTCATCTATGGTGCTTTCTGCGATGCATATGGCGTCTCGGACGGCCATGAGTGCGACAAGCAGCTGACCGATGGAGCCTAAAATCGTTATGAGCTTCTGTATCGTCACATGCATAGTTCGTCTCCTTTATACCTTGAAACTAGGTCATTGCCACTAAACCCCCACATCGCATATGTGGTACTCACATCAAGGCTCCCCGTACATATCCCAGTATGAGCATGCAACCGGGTCGTCCGGGTCCGGACCCCTCGTTTCTGTCGGTGGCCGCTCGAGCGCATCCTTTATGACCCGGTAGGACAGGTACGAAACTGCCAGTGAGAACATGATCCAAAAAACTTTCTGCATACACCATAAATTAGTCATTTTTGGCACGAAATTTGCTCGCGCGCGCACACGCGTGTATATATTATTCTTACCTACACTAAAACTTTTCTTTTTTCAATAGTTACGAGGGTTTTTTAATAGTTGTAGAACAAAGTAACGTCCGTTTGCAAGATCCGCGCCGTTACTACATCACAGGGCGATTTTTTACTTTGTTCACAAACTTTTTGTTTTACAAAAATTTCGCACATAATTTATTTTTTCGGGGTACCCTACCCTACCCTAAGCACCAAAAATGGTCAAAATTGGCGATTTCAGCTCAAAAACGCCAAAAAGTTTAAGAACAAAGTAATTCTATAGATTTTCAGGCACTTTTACCCCCCTTGTACCCCCCTGTTTGGATCTATTATGGCCTACTAAGGTATAGATTTTTGTTGATATCATGTTGATACATCGACGCAATATCTTGGTTGACATCCAAACAAGAATGTACTATATTATATAATATGAGCGGTGGCACACTCTCTATTGCGCCAACATGTGTATTCGGTTCCAATAATAAGCCCCACCATGCACATGTCATGATGGGGCTTATTACTGGAACGAATACAAATGTTAGACATAGACCAGATCGTTGCTCTGGAGCCTGAAGAAGGCGTTTCCTCCACACCACCAACCATAGAATTTGATCGTGACGGCCACCCGACTATCGAATCTCTCGTCAGAGTCACACGGCACAACTGTCCAAACGCCATGGACAACCGATCTATTCTCAAGGCGTTCACGGCTGCACTCCATTCGATACCTTCAAATCAGTTCAAGGACGGAAAGATATCTGTCGCCAACTGGATAGTCACCGACTACGGACAGAAAAAGAACGGACAGATAAATTCCGTTAAGCGTATGACTCCCAAGAACTTATGCGATATCATAACAAATCCGACTACGCTCAGGGAGACAGTCATCTCCAATTCCTTCTTCAAGTCTTGTGTAGAGGGAAAACTATGCACTGTAGAGCCAAACAGCGAAGATGTAGTGGACATATTCTTCAATACCGTGTCTAAGTCGTACGATCTTGCACAGGAGCTCATCAAGAACGCTATGTATTCGCACAATGTCGAGTTAACCAGGATATCCAGTACAAACTTGATGCGTATCACCGACACATCAAGCGAACTGATCGCCAAGAAAGAGATTTGGCTTAAGAACGCATCGAACTACCTGAACTACATCGGTGTCAAGATTGACGAGGCAGACCTCAAGAAGGCCCTTCATGATCAGTTCGGCAAGAAATTCCACTTTATGCGTTCCAATCATTCGTTCGTATATATCAATACGAAGAACGACCTTTCGTATACAAGAGACAGGATCGAAAGACTTGCAGCAGACGGCAAGATAAGGGGGAAGATCGGAGCACCAGGCACCGGGAAGACATACGAAGCGATACACGAATGCGATGACATCAAGAAATGCTCCGTAATATCACTTTCGAATACGGTGGCGTTCAATGGTGCCAAGAGAGCAAAGAAAGAAGGGATCGACGCCGACGCACTCAGCTTCAGCAAGCTCAACTACCTAAGCGAGATGCAGGGACTCAAGCTAGCGGCTCAGTTCGAGGGAAGGAACCTGCTTATCGACGAGACTTCGCAGATGGGTATCAAGGACCTGCGGACGCTGAACACCGCTATCGATATAATCGAACAGACCGGTACCAAGCTGATAATCATGGGAGACCTTGACCAGATACCTTCGTTCCTTTCACGAGGTTCCGTACTCTATTCACTGGTGACCGAATTTCCGGGCATGTTCAAACTGTTGACGGAAAACCACCGGGCCGACCCAGGAGCAAGGTGCATAGTGGACGACATCCAGAAGTTCAGCAAGTCTCATCTTACCAAGGAGTTCGACAAGTACAGGATGGACAGGCTCACCCTGAATAACTTCCTGAATGACTTCAGCGACTCCTCTGTCGTTATAACGGGATCCAACTATCAGTCGGCTCTCGTGAACCAAATCATCATGCGCAACAAGATGGGTAATTTTATCCTTGACGACAAGTGTGACAACTGGTGGAAGCTATTTAACATTAACAAGGATTCCATCATGGACTACATCAGCGAGAATACGTTGCGCATGAGGTCCACGGACACCAACGACATTCACGACTTCGCGTCCGGGAAACAGTTCAAGATACGAACTAACGAGGAGTTCATTGTCACGAAATACTCCGGCGACACCAAAGTAAGACTGGAGTCTACTCTTGACGGAATGTCGCATGTCATCAACTACAACACAATGCGCGATAACATGGAGCCTGCATATGCGATCAACAGTACCAAGGCACAGGGGCTAGAATGGGATCACGTGGTACTGATGTACGGAGACATCGGGAACAGCCAGGACAACCTCGCCTTCAAGACCAATTACCCAATTCGGTCCACCTACGAACATTTCTATGTAGGCTGTTCACGAGCGAAGAAATCGTTGCATATTTTCTACGGAGGTCAGTCCAACTCAGAATTGACACCGGTGGAGAAGTTTAATATGTTTGAAGTAATTTCTAACTCAACGGAACTCAATACACATGCATAACGATCCTACTTATTCGACCTCCAGACTTGCTGGGATCGAACAGAAGCTTAACGAGATATTCAAGGGAGTGATGACATTCTCCCTTTCCCTCATCAAACCCAAGGCGGCTCTTATCGCGGCACAGCGATACGAAAGTCCGGATTCGATGTATGACAAGCCTATAGGTATCTTCGCCAGGAACCTGCTTGACGAAAAGGCGGGCATGACTACCTATAATACGCTGTCTATGGCCAACCTGTGGACTACCGAGAAGTATTCGGGTGCATTGAAACAGAACTGGGATACTCCGAGCAAGTTCTTCTTTGAACTTTCGGCTTCGGCCAAGGAATTTCACCGAAGCAAGACAAAGGCCAACCTGGCAGACTCCGAGAAGAGCTCTGTAGCGACAAAGGCCATATTGGACTCCAGGGAAAGAAAGGTAAAGTCTTTCCAGCTCTACTCCAACTGGAGCTCAGTAGACGAACAGATCACGTCCATAGACAAGGAATTCCTCTATTCACACTTGAGGAAGGACGACACGAACAATCTCTACTGGGTATTCGACAACGGATGCATCACGCTAATACCGATGCAAGATTCATCGCATGGGCGGAGGATATCCGACGACGGAGAGTTCTGGACTAATTTCATCAACGACAACAAGGCGAAGATAAAAGAATACAGCCGGCTCATACTAGAGAAGGCGTATGAACTCCAGGCTGAAGGCACTTTCGATTCGGAAAACGATGTTGATTCGCTCGAAGAGCGCATCGAAGAGATAGTCCCGCACTGCATATCGAGACAGCTGTGCATACAGCTTACTTTCGTCAAGGTTGGATCGGGCAAGACGGCCTCGTGGCTGTTCGAGAGCTTCTCGCTTGCCATGGCAGGGACCAAGCCTTCCTTGAACCGTGACAACTGGTGCGCCGTACTGCAGGTCGACCTACTGAAGTTCCTCGACATGAACTATGTTGCGTACATACGGCAATGGAAGAACTCGACTACTAAGGACACCAGAGACTCCATATATAGCATAGACACTTCGTATGTGGAGTATGGCCGAAACGTCACGAAGATGCCCACATTGCCAAGTGCCTTCAAAAATTTCATGAACGGCAAGCTGGTAAACCCGATCATGGGATTGCTCAGGATAGCCACGTTCACAACGTCTGTCATAGACGACAACAACTATTCGAGACAGTCCTTGCTGATCGTCGGAGAGGGCAAGGAAGGAAAGGGAGTGTTCTGCAAGCTGCTCGAGTACATATTCGGCAAGTCTTTCGTCACTCTGCAGGAAGGAGCCCTTGACGTCAACAACAAGTTCGGACTCATGCCGGCAATCAACAAGCGCCTGATATGTCTACAGGATGTCAAGTATCCGACAAACGTCATCGAGAGCCCTATGTTCAAGTCCGTTACCGGTTGTGACACCGTAAGTGTCGACCGTAAGTTCATGGATCCGCTTGAATGGCACCTCGATGGTACGAAGATTCTAATTGTCACGAACAAGAGAGTATGGCTCAACAACGAGTACGCCATAACGCGCGTGTTGCCGGTATTCTTCCAGAAGAATTACGATCCTATGGACGTCGTGTCAGTTCATGATATCACCAGTGACCTCTGTGCCGAGTACAAGGAATTCATCCAGTGGTGCTACGACTACGTGGCATACTTTAAACAGCTTACTAACGCCAAGGGAGAACCCTGGAAGTTCAATACAAAGAACGGACTTCTACTTATTTCTGACGAACAGTTCAAGCTATGGAAGAAAGGTATCTTGGAAGAGACTTATGAAGGGCACTGGAAGAACATCCAGAAGGATGCATTCGAGGCCGAATCTTCACCGGATTCGTCCGAAGTAATGTTCCGTGTTTCCCAGTACGAGACCGAAACGGAATATGCCGAGGAATTCTACAAGGAGATTGCAGACAAACTATTCGTTATAGACGGGGAGACGGAAACCAAGCGTACTTCGCTTGTATGCGCCATACTGAAGGCTACGTACAATCCGGCCAGTTTACCCGAACTGGTAGCGATAGGTATCACGCGAGTAATTACTCCTACGCGTGACAAGAGCATCAACTCCTTCATCAACTGGCTGTCGCAACAGGAAGGCGTATCAAAGAAGACACTGCATTCCGCCAACTGGTTGAAGGGAGTCTCCATAAAGAACCCAGGCGCATCGATAGTGATGCAGAAACCGAAACTAGATCCGTACGAACTTGACGAATTCCAGGAGACTATGCTATGATAGCCTTGGTAAAACAATATTTTTGGACTGACGCCATGCGTTATACGGAAATAACCGCTAAGCGCTGGCTAGAACTTCTGGAACATCCTCTCGTGAGGGAGGACAAGAGAAACGCACCCCTGGCCGTATACGGCGATCTCGTGGACACACCGATGCCTTCCAACGACGATCCTTGCAGACCGCGTGCAGTATGGGACAACATATCATGCTACCATTGCTTGCAAGTTGACTACGATAACGGGAGGACGATGGATGACTTCATCGATGAATACAAGGACAAGTGCGCCTTCTGGTGTTGGACAAGCCACTCGAACGGATTTAAGCAGAACGAGAGATGGCGCGCAGTAATCCCGTTGGATGAGCCGTTACAGACTTCCGAGATGGGACATGCATACCGCGAGGTCATGGGAGAATTATTCCCAGGCAGTGACCTGAGCTGTTTCGATCGGGCGCACTTCCAGGTGCTACCGGTGATACGGCCAGATGGCGCCGAGTTCTATAAATACTACATAAACCGGAGCAAGAAACGTTTTTCCATACCGAAAGATCTCGTGAAGGAACGGGCGGAGAGTATCACCAGGAGAAACGAATACTGCAACCTGTTCTCTGAAGCGTCCGAAGAACTGAGGTCACAACTTTACGGGGATCGTTACGATGACGACGACTTGCGTATAGCCAACCAGTTGCGGTGGGTGCAGAACCAGCTAGAAACGATATACGAAGGCAACCGGAACAACGTCATTTTCGCGTGTTTCGGGTATATGCAGAGGAACGGTCTGCTGGATTATGCACACACTATAGACGTACCACCGATCGCCTATGATGAGTGGTACAAGATGATGAAACGATTCTGCAAGTATTAAGTTGCCAACCAAAAACATCTTTGCTATATTTAAACCATAAACCGAGTACACGTTACTCAAGGAGTAGTCATATGACTCAAGACGAAGACCAATCCCTGCTCAGCGTAGAGAACTTCGACGATTTCGTTGAAGGTTCTTCCAGCAAGTTTTCCATTGAAGAAGGTTCGTACGATGGTGCCGAGGTAGTCGGCTACAGCATCGTCAAGGCTGAATTCGAAGGAAAGGAACGTAAACTTATCCAGCTCATCTGGCAGTTCAAGAATGATGACGTAGTTCACACTCTTCGCGGTAACGGATGGACAATCTCCTCCGGAGAGAAGTCCAAATTCAGACAGGAAGTGTCCAAGTGGTTCGACACTACTGACTGGGGCCGTGTCTGCGAGATCCTTGTCAAGAACGGAATCCTTGTGAAGGACGAAGGTGGCAAGGCCCACTTTGAACTTGACAAGTTCATCGGGAAACGTGGCAAGCTGCTTATTGCCGAGAAGACCGCCAAGAGTGGCAAGAAATATGCCGTCATCTCTTCCATCTCTCCGTGCAAGAAGAAAGTGGAGTTCGATAAGGATTCCGTACCCTCTTTCATGGTGGAAGGATCCGAAGTCCTCTCGTACAAGCTCGCCGACGGCATCCAGATCCGTCGCAAGGATGACAAGAAGGCTGACGTAAAGATCAATGAATTGCCTCCTGCACCGGATGACAAAGAGGAAGACAATCCGTTCTAATCAGTAGAGTTAAAGGTCCCTACAGCAATGATACATTCAGCACTGTTAATGCCGCTGGTGTCGGTTCGAGTCCGGCCCGCTCCCGCGAGGGAGTGTGATGCTCAATGGTAGAGCGCGTAAAACGGGACCTTGTTTTTTCCAAAATTCAACTAAATATAATTTAACCATGATTAACACACTACTACTACTTATCGCTATAGGGCTGCTGGTAACCCTCATCATCCTGGCCATCGTCGGCCTAAACAAACTAGGCAGTTTGAATGAACACTGGGAGCGTACCAGCGACAAACTCCCCCCAATCAGTTCAAGCCTGGACAAGATGAACACCGCAGTCGAATGGTGGCTTGGCCGAGAAGGGATGAAGCTAGAATACACACACCTCGGCTGGGGCTGGAAATGGTTCGTAACCAGTAAGGACGATAAGACCATCTATCGTACATTGAAGGAAGAGGACAAAGACAAGCGCGAGGCATTTGCCCGTGCCATCTATGAGGCTCATTTGCAGGCCATGCGCGACTTCGACAAGGAGCAGAGCAAGGAGCAGAGCAAGAAGAAAGCCGGAGGAAAGAAGTGACGCTGTTCTAGCGGAACTGTCGACCTCTCCGACCGACATTAAGTAGACGGAGACTTATCTGCATACTACTACTCTTCAAGGGGCTCTCCGCGAGGAGCGTCCCGACAGGCGCCCGGTTATCTGTCCTGGGATCCTTTTGTATTTCACCGGGCGCCTATCGGGGCGGGTATTGTTTTCGCCTAGCCCCCTCTTATTGAAACAACAGCTGTGGCCCTCTTTCTCTTGCCATGGGATTCCTGGGCCACGGCTTCCTTTCACACAGGATACACTATGTATGAACTTGTAGGATGGTCGCTTTTGGTCGACAAGATGAAGACGTACTACGACGCGTTGCAGTGCAACGACTGCGACAAGAAACAGATAGCAGAATGCATCAAGAATGCGATTAACGATTTCGGAAGTGCGAACCGCATGGACGCGATCGACTGGAGGACATGATGACTAGCACACTACTACTTATCGCTAAGGGCTGCTAGTAACTCTCATCGCCCACCGACTAAAGGCGGTGGGTAGTTGACACAGGATACACACTATGACACAGAGAGAACAACTACAATTTCTTTTCGACATCCTTTCCGAATCCTCCAAGTATCAGGATTCAGAACAAGATAACGTGCGACTCGAGGTGGAGAACCGCATCAAGGATCTAATTGGTGTTCTGGGCACAGGCGAAGAACAGCCTAGGCCCGAAGAAGAGACACCAGCAAGGAAGAGGCCCAAGTCGCGCCCACCTTCCGCATACGGCTGTTGCCGTGTGCATATAGATGGGCACCTCGTGACGAAGCCGATGTCCGAATGTATAAAGGTGCCTTGCCGTAAAAGCCGGTTCGGTTATTCGTGGAAGTGGGTCGGCCCGGATAAATCCGAGGGCTAGTACACGTCCGGGAAATTCGCCGCCAAGAAGTCTTCTCTCGACATCGGATCCACGCCGAATTCCTCGCAATCTTCCAGGTAGTGCAGATAGGCGTCCTCGTGGGCTTGGACGCCATGTCTTTTCGCCCAGTACTGGCGCATTGCACGCTGGTGTGGTGTCGGTGTCTTCTGGTTAGCCCGCTGTATCTCTCGGCGAATTTCTTTTGCCTCGCCCTTGCGTTTGTAGCTCAGCCTGTTATTCTCGTACGTCAATAGATCGCCTAGCGGTACGTCACTGTCACCTACAAATTGGTCTACATCCAGCAACGAGTGAATTTGTTCTTGCTCTTGTGTCCAATGCTTTATAAAATTGCCCGTAAGCCCCCACGCGCTCGATCGGGCATTTAAGTACAAAGTAAGATCTTTACGGTAGGTCCCGTCCCACACCTTCCTTCTCAAGTCCAGGAATATGGACAAAGTAAGCGATGCCAGCAAGTCGTCGACCACTTCTGGGCCGTCATAGCTATAGACTCCGTACTTGGCCAGCCATATGCTAGCCTGAGCTCGACAGAGTCGGAACAGATTTTCCATCGGCGTCTGTTTGGGATCCAGTTCAAACTTACCCACCGTTATCTGGTCCGGTCTCCAGTATTCGCGCCCGTCGACGCTGAACATTCGCTTCGCCATACTACAACAAGTCGAAGTTCACTTGGGTCTTTGGTGGCATGGCCCACGCCTCCACATACCGAGCCATGCACTGGTCTGATTCCATGATACGGCCTTCTTCCAGCAAGAATTTCCATCCCTGCTCCACGAGGCCGTTGAACGTGTCGCGATCCTTTATCTGGCGGAGCTTCTCGTCGAGCTGCTCGATGGTTGCTCCTTGGGGAACACGTGAAAGTTCCGGTACGTTGGCGTACGGGCTGTCCGGGAAGTCACTGCCGAGGAACGCGGCACTACATACAGCCGCCTCGACATAGCGGAGATCGGAACGGCACCGGTTGAGCTCGTTGGGAACCATCGGTGCAATAACTAAATCAGGGTTGGTGCGGCACATGAGAGACGCGAAGCGATTCGGTGTGACCCATGGCAAGCTTGTTACCTTGTCCTGAATCTCGTTCCACAAGAAACTCGGATTTCCCATCTGCGTTACACGCAGGTCGCCGTCCTTGACGTGCTTTATGACCCACTCACGCCATTCCGCAGATGCGAAGTCCCCAATCTGCTCAGGCACATCATTTCCGTGCTCGTCCTTATGGGCAGGCACGAAGTGCTGCGGACATTGAGATAAAGTGAGGTTAACTACTTTCAAGTCCTCGGTTAGCGGAGCCCTGCGCGGCAGGCTCCACATGGAGCGAGGTACTGCGTTCGGGATAATCATGACCTTGGCTCCGGCCTCTTCTAGCTTGTTCGCAAGGTACCGGTTCGTGGTCGTTACTAGGTCGCACAGCTTGAGGCCCTCGATGGAGCACTCGTTGTGCTTGTCGTCCCACTGCTTTGCGGCGAACGCCTCGAAGTCGGAGTCTCCTTCCTTGACTACGGTCTTGCCGAAGGGCAGGTCGTCGAAGTCGTTGACGATGCGCAAGTGCGGGAACTTCTGACGTATGGCGCTGAGCTGTTTAAGAAGCTCATATCCTTGCCAGCCTGCGCACGACTTTAGCACGATGGCGCGTGTGGCGTTGATGATCCCTGGCTCTAGCAATGGCTGTGGAACCTCGATGACATGGGCCCCGAGCCCTTCGAACCAGTTCATGGTGAAACCGGGCATGCTCGCTCGGTAGAAACGGCAACCGGAGCCCCCGCTTGTGATAACTTGTATGTAAGGATGGGCCGGATCTATTGCTGCCAGCATTTATACGCTCCTGAATTTTGATGTGTGGATCACCGGGAAGTCCACTCTCGGCTTCCAGTAATCGAAGAATTTCTGTTTAGCTTGTTCAAACTCGCCTACGTCGAAGTGTCCTTCGCTCTGGTGGCGAGCCCTGTAGTCGAGCACTCCTACCTTGAACCCCTTGGATAGAGCCTGTAGGCATGCGTCCACGTCGTAGAGAAAACGCCAATGGAACGGATGCGCCTCGAACCTATCGAGAAACTCACGGCTGAAGAACATGCAGCACCCGTCAACGGATACGGCGTCAGTTCGTGTCCCCGGCCCGTCTGCCATGACCACGTCTGGCTGACCGTTACTGAAACCCTGCGTGATGGCGCCCACAGTGACTTGCGGTCGCATCGGGGTCCACCACATCGCACTCTCGTAGAGGCACAGCGTACCGATCACGCCAGCAATACCTACATGTTCACGGTCGAAGAACTCGAGTTGCTGTATCAAGTACGGGTCGCTGTATGGATCGTCACTGGCGAAGGTCAGGTCGTCGTGGTGGAAACAATACCAGTCGGCGTCTGCCATACCCCGCATGAGCGCTATCTTCTCGCTCAGCGTCTGTACGGCGTCGTTTCCTATAAGGTGTAGGTCGGGGTTGGATTGCCCGGCGACCGGGATGAACATTTCTATTTTCATGCTTCTTAAATTAGGTCTTTTTTAGCGTAAAGAAAAATTTACATAGAAAAAACTTAGAACCTATTGACAAGTTGCTATACATTTGCTATACTTATACTTGTCAGGGCAATTCCGCCACGGCAATCAAAGGAAATCTATCATGACGAAAGAAACCGAAAAGCTCATCCGCACCGAAGTCCGCAAGCACCTCAAGGCATTCGGCTGCACCGAATATATGATCCGCGAGGTGATCAAGTCCGAGCTCGCAAACCCGGCCATGTGGGCCACCTATCCGGAAGGCGACAATTCCGATGAAGCCATGATCTGGCGCTATTACAGTCATATCAACACGATGTCTTGTGCGAGCATAGTCATGGACTTCCGCAACCGCATCAATCTCAACCGATAAGGAGTAGCCATGCCTATACGTAAGAAATCGAAGCCGATAATGGTAGTCATGCGCGTGTCACAGAAGCACCGAGAGAAGCTGGATTGGCTCCGTGACAGGGAGTACGGAGGCATAACACACTTCTTCGAGAAGTGCCTAGAGGATCTGGATATCAGTAATCCTGGTTGAACCCGTGAATCTTCCTGTCGACGAGGGGACGGAACAGGGCCTCGTACAGGTCCGGACCTTCCGCCTCGTCGGCCCACACGCGAACGTTGGTGTCCCAGTTACGGACGTTTGGACGCTCGTTAGTCCGTAGTATCAGCGTAGGAGTAGCCATGCCTGGAACGGCATGGTTGCGCTTGTATTTCTGGCCCCACTTGACAGCCGTACCGGGCATGTTTCCGCTTTCGATATTGTCGACGATGTCGTGCAGGAACTCGTTCGACACATCGTTGTAGTTGGTGGCCGTGTGCCGAGCACTGGCGCGGTCTAGTCCTGTCAGTATCTTCTTGGCCGAAATGCCCCTGTCCTTCAGCTGTCCGGCCCAGTGTTTGGCCAAACTGTCCACTACGAACAAGTCGCGCTTCGACTCCTCGTCCATGCGCGAGCCGAACTTGCCGAAGAAGTTGGGGTCGTACTGCTTGGAGTTCCAGCCGTTCTCGCGCCACTTGGTAGGACCGGTATCTACCTTGGGGGCTTCCGGTACCACGACTTCTGGAGGAGGCGCTGATGGTGCCTCCTGTACAATTTCGTCCACTTGTTTCTTTATGGGCTTCTTCGGTGCCTGGGCAGGCTTTATCTCTTTCTGCACATTGCGCTCGGCCTTCACGGCCTTCTCGGCGTCCTTGCGCTCCTGGCGTTCGATGATCTTGTCCCAGTCTTGTAGTGGAGTAGTCGCACGTTCGCGGTACGTACGCGCCTTCTGGTAGGTGTCAGGATATTCGTCATACGCGCCCTTTGCTACGCGCATGGTTTCCTTGTACATGTAATCTGCGGGCATGTTTTCAAGCTTACGTACGGACTGTATTGACTTGCCACGGTCCATTGCGTCGAACATGAAGGTTGCCCTTAGAGCCAACGTCATGTCACTGGTGTCCTCGGCCTTGTCCATCATGTCTAGGACATCTTTTGCGAGCGAGGTATGACTATTGTCGAGAGTTTGGTCACTGGCCCATTTTACGAGCTTGTTGCGGATCTCGTCCGGAGTAGCGTCAAATATAATGCTGATGGCGTCCTCGACTACATTGTCCGATGTGTAAGGAGCAATGGCCTGAACCCGTTCTCCACCTATGCCGGAACGCATCACATACAGCGCGTCGTTCACGGACGGCTTCCCTGCCTTCGGGTACATGCTTAGTGCGTTGTCGAGGTTCTTGAGACCCTTCTCACCAAAGTGCCTGCCGACAAATTCGAGAGTATACTTCGGTATCTTCGCGAGGTTCTTCAATTCGCCCATACCGGCAACGTCGAGCAATCCAGGCATGCCACCGGCGACAAGTATCGATGCGGCCCCGATGCCGGGAATGTTAGCCGTTCCGTAGTCTACTACGGGATGTCCGGATTCCTCGCCGAAAAGCATGGATGCCGTGTTGTCGACAAGGTTGCCGAGACCACGGTTCAGCTTCGATTCCGGGTCTGTCAACATGTTCTTCTTCGGCATGACAAGCGGTTCGCGCTGTACGGCGGGGTCATACTGCTCCAGTATGGGAGGCTCCTTCACGGCACGGCGTGCACTGTCCCTTTCGAGTGCCATCTGTGCGGCACGCGCGATGGGATCCACTATGTTGAGTACGTCTTGTGCAAGCAAGTTGTCCATTACCAACCTCTCCATTCGTCGTGGTCGTCATCCTTGAACGCGTAGTAGCCGCACACGAGGACTATAGCCACGAAAATCACCGTAAATACCAGGGCCATTGTTCACCTCTTGAGTTCCTTGATGGCTTCTGCCAAGTTGGACACGTTCGTATCGAGCTTGACAATGTTCGTGTTAAGCGTGCTGCATGTGTCTCTTAAATCATCGACCACGGTAGCCGTGAGGGCTTGCTGGTCCTGTAGTTGCTGGATGCGAAAACCGTGGGCCAGCACGACATCGTGTAGTTCCTGTGAGTCCTTGTCACGCTGGGCCTTGGTCTCGATTCGGTCGGCCTTCTGCTTCTGGAGGTCGGCCCATATCTTTATTGCGGCGGCTGAGTTTGTCAGCACCAGAACGACACCGCCAATCAAAGCTGCCCATAGTTCAGCTGTCATAGTCAGCCTCCTACCGCCGATGCCACCAGGTCCTCGTGGGGAACGCTGGTGGAGGTTATAGCTGTGGTTCGATAAGGAAAGATAGCTGTAGCCACCGAAGTCTCCACGCCGGGGCCTACACGCTTACGGAACTGGACAACGCCGGACATCGCACACCTTTCAGGCATGGACGACAGCTTGCCCTCTTCCCAGAGCGAGGACATAACACTGAAGTTCCAAGGCGGGTATACTCCGGACGCGTTCATCATCAGTGCCTGCCCGCCGAAGAATCCGAAACAGGCAGATGCCTCGTGGGAACTTCCGGCTATTGCAGACACCGGTTGCCAGTCCGAGGAAAAACCGACCATGGACCCGTACTCAGTCGCAGTCACGTTACCGATACCGGTGCCGAATTCCATCGCCGACAGGCCCGAATTAATATAGCTTGTCGGCAATTGCCACGGGTACGGGCCGAAGGGCTGGTCTCCGGATGCGCTATACAGCGTTTCCCTGTCCCATTGCGACATCGTAAAGATCGATATATAGTAGTCAACAAGGTCCGTCGAAGTATAGATGACCGACGACTTTCCTCCGCCATGGTCTATTACGGTTCCGGATGCAGTACTCCAGAATGAACCGCTGTTAGACGTCATCGTTTGTCTGTGCCATCCGGTGCCGTACCTGATACGTGCCGAGGCGCTCCAGAAGGGCTGTGCCGTGCTGCTCCATGAATGGGTATAGTCTGGAATCTGTCCGTAACTGCTGACCACGCCGTTCAACGGGAACGTTCCGCTCAGTTCGGACGACTCGGTCATGGCCCTGAACAGTACGTTGGAATACGGGAACGGGCTCCATTCTCCCGCATGGTCTCCGGACTCCTTTATAGTGACTGACGTAATGTACGCGCTCATCTGGAACTCATCCCATTCACTCATGTCGACGGATATTATGCAATGAGTCCAGTCATGAGTATCGGGAGACGGATCGGGTCCCTGGGTGAATACCTGTGCCAGGACCGCACCGTCCGTACTGGTACTCGAATACACCGGGGAGTAGTACCAGCTGGTACCGGAAGCCGTAGACGTTGCGGAGACGCTGGCCGTGGAAGAACACACCCCGGTAAGGCTCGAAAGTGCCGTGTTGTCAGGGCCCAGATAGGCGGTGACGTCAGCAGTGTATGAAGAGGCCGTCGCGTAGGCGGTCTCTGTCTTGTTGTATCGTACCGACAACGGTAACCCCGAGCACAGCATCACGTCCATACCGGCCTCCGACTATAACTACACGCCAGCCCACGCGGACGCCGTGGCCACCCACCATACGGTGCCGACCTGGCCCGCCGTTAGCGAGCGCGTGTTTCCGCTGGAATCCCTGTCGTACACAACATAGGAGTAGCTCGTGTCGCCAAGGTGCACAATGTCCAGGCGTGCGTCGGCGGTGAGACCGGTCGGGTACGACGCGGTCGTGACCACGTTGGTCGTGGATGCGGCGGGGGTACGGATGATGCAGTAGTAGTTGGGGTGGTTCCAGCTATAGATCGAGCTGTAATCGACCTGACCGGTGCCGGAAGCGTTGCTGTACTCGGCATGGTCGGCGTAGTAGTTCGCCGTAGCTGACGCTTTCTCGAACGACGCGAATGCCGCGTAGTACCATGCAGTACGGCTACCGTCCACAGTCACTGTCACGCCACGCTTGGCCAGGCTGGCGGCGGACGTGCCGTCCTCGATACGTACGGTGCTCGAAATACCGAGAGGGTTTCCGGACGTGCCGTCACCCGAGATGCAGTTGCCGGCAGAGCAACCGGTGAAGGAACCGGCGGATCCGATGGACGATCCGTTGATGGACGTGATCGCCGAGGACGCGTCAGCACTGATGGCCGAGAAAGGTAAATATGCCGACATTGCGCTCGAGTCCTGCTTCGCAGAAAGAGCGCTGTTGTAGGCATAGTCCGCCGACTGTGCCGCGCCGATGTTGGCTCGTGCCTGGGCCTGCTCGGCAGTCGTGAAGGCCTGGGCACGGTCACAAAGTAATTTGTTTATGATGGAAGACATAGATGCTCCTTATTCAATCGGCTCGTCCATGGGAGGTTCTTCCGGAGGAATCTCACCGGAATCTGGAGGCGTATCGAAGCCCCACATCTCATTGTAGCCGCACTCATCACAGTAGTGTTCCCCCTGGTTGTAGTTGTCATACTCGTGGTTTATGTGCTGGCAGTTCGGGCACTCCCAGTCATATTCTACAGGAGGAGGTTCCTCGCCATATCTGCTTTGACCACACTCTTCACAGTAATCCGCTTCTTCCGAGTTTTCGTGGCTGCAATTCCAGCAGGCCCACGTTCCGGGCATCCAGTACCTGTCATATCCGCACTCGCCGCATGTGGGATTCCCTTCCGAGTTCTGGTCATAACCGCAGTGGTTGCATGTCCAGTACTGTTGGTCACCGGCCAGTCCGGGAGTCGTACCCCATACATGCAGGCTTCCGCCGAGCATTTTTAATGGCTTACCGTTGAATTTATAGAGCATAGTTACTTCTCCTTAGTATGGGCCCGCCGATGATCTGTTCGCTCATAAAAACTCCTTACTTTTTACCTACGCCCCATATTCTGGTGTAGCCGACATTTCTACCGTATAACGCAGGGATGTTTCCTTGGTCTTCGATGGTCCAGTTGTTAATTCGTTCTTGGCAGTATCGCGAGCCAGACATCTTTGTCGTATCGCCATAGGTTCTCCACTGAGTAGTCCGCTGGAATGTCAGACTCGTAGACTGGAATGCTGCAAAGTTACATGCGTAAATACTTGCCGACTCCGTTGGAATAATATATAGTGGAGCATTTTCCGATAACTTCATTTCCAAGAAGTAGAACGAGGATGCCGGTTGTGATAAAGTAATGGACTTGGTTCCAGAGGCGTGATTGCCGCTGAAAATTAAGGTACGGTCTCCGGAAATTGCGCCTGGGATTGCAGAGTTAGTGAAGTACTTTATACCCCACACATCAGTAATTCCTTGGTTGCCGGGCCTGTTCCAAGACTGTGCGTTTTCAGCCCAGTTTACTTGCTGTGATCTAGCTGGCTTTAGCTGTTTTGTGCCGCTTGCCCAAGAAAGACTGTGCAACCTCTGGTAGTTAGCTCCTTCGTAGAACGGTAATCCAATATTGACGGAAGAGCCGCCAGTAGGCACATCCCAACAACGCTTAGCTCCTTGGCTGCTATACCATTCAGTAGTGCATATCCTTACAGCATCAAAGGCGGAAGCTGGTTGGGACAGGGTCAATGCCGTATTGGAGCTTCCTTGGAATAACCCGTGAAACAGAGATACAAATTGAGGATACTGTGTGTAATATGCACTAGACATACTTGACCCCCGAAATTCCGTAAATGCACAAAGAAGCGCTAGTAGCCGTAGTTAACGACCTAGAATACATCTGCCAATTAGAGATGTATGTTCTAGTAAGCGTCGTTCCGTTACCTGTATAGTTGGCCATACACCAGAAACGGAGCGAACCATCCACAAGCGGCAAAACGATGTTCACTGGTGACTGCGGTGCCATAGTGAAGATTTGCTGAGACAGCCCGGCACTTGTCCAACCAGCGTGAACTTGCACATAATCAAACGAGGATAAAGGCTTAGTAAGTGCAATCGATGCTACAGCGTTCTTTGTCGGGTTTTTATAAAGCTCTTCGACAAGTAACTTGGGCGGAATCGGCTCTTGATACTCCCAAGCAATCGACCCGCTTCCGCCGAAGGTCAGCCTGTCCGTGCCGTATGTGACATAGTAAGAACTGGACATATTACACCGCCGCTGTTGAAATCAGTAATACATTGTCTACAAGGCTAAGCGAAATACCCGGTCCGGCACTGAGCTGCAACGCACTGCCGCCCCAGTTGGCGCTCTGCGCAGTGACAAGGTTAGTAGCGGCATTCCATGGGCCAACACTGGACGCATAAATATTGGCGGTCGCTGCGGAGTCCCACAGCCTTACGCGCGCATTTGTACCGGCAATGATTGCCGCACCTGCCGAGTCGTTCTTGGCCGAGAACTGGTTCGTTGACGAGCCGGTACCGGATGCGTAAATCTGCGTGCCGTCGCCTGTACGAGTGTAGTCAATGGCAGAGGAGTCCATCTTCCCGGAGACTGCCGATTCGGCGTAAGAGGAGGCAATCGAGGAGACCGCAGCGGAATCCGGGAGGGATGTCAGGTATCTGCCGGAGAGGTCCATGATAGCGTTGAGCGCACGCAGCTCAGTGTGGTTAATCCTGTTCACGACCTCGCCGTCCATTGAGAAGTTGTCGGTAGCCGTGGTAATCGAGGAAACCACCCGGTAGGCGGAAACATCCGAGCTCAGCGCGTAACTTGACAGGGCCGAGGAGTCGGCCTTGGAAGAAACTGCGGATTCGGCGTAGGAGGACGCGATGGCAGAGACCGTGGCGCTGTCCATGCCGCCCTGGCCCCAGCTTGCGGAGTTGGAGGATACCGTGTTTGTTACGTTATCTACAGCAGACTTCCAGGCGAGTTCTCTGATTCCCGTTACCGCATATCCAGGAGCCTTGACAGCACTTAAATCCTGGTCATCCATTAGGTAAATCCAGTAATTAGATGACGCAGATAGCTGTAACTGTACCGTGCCTAGAGGTATGTTCGCGCTTGTATCGCCCCATACAATTAAGCCGGATGCCGATGCCAAGTTCCAGTTGTGATCATGTCCTGAAATTATCACGGTGGCATCGTCCCCGTGATATGGTGCAGCAATCTTGAACACGAGATTCATGCCGGAATCACTCAGGTTTGTGTATGTCAGAACCCCCATGCCTGATGGGCCTATGGAGGTACCATGTGATGTCACAACTGAAGTAAATCCCGTCGATGTCTGGCTCACAACCGCAGCCGAGTTGGTACCCTCGATTTCGTTACCATTCATCACCAGGATGGTGCCGGACGGGGAAGTGACGGAGCCACCGCCAGTGGCCGTGCCTATAGATGTAAGCTCCCTGCCATTTGCATCGCAGTAGGCGATACTCGCCTCTGATGCATAGGATGCAATGTCAGCCCTGGATGCACTACTAGCGGACATTGCAACTATGGCACTTCCGTTGATCCCACTGATAGCGGTCTGGTATCCACCACCACCAGTGAATACCGCTGCAGAACCCGTGCTGGTCACAACTTGTGTTCCGCCACCGCCCTGGCCACTCAGTGCCGAGCCATTTATGCTTGTGATGTACATCCCATCATCGCCAAGGGCAGTCACTGTCTGGCTCGTCAGGAAATTACCGGATACGGTAGAGAACGCCGTAGCGTCCAG